TATTATCAAAATTCAACCAACTAACCCCAGCCAACCAAACAACAATAATGTCAATGATTGATGTCCTGTTATCTCAACAGGATTCTTCTAAAGAAACAGCCATTTGCGGATAATTAAGCAATAAAAAAAGAGCCAGTGCAATATGGGTATACACTGGCTCGCCCGCATTAGGGCAGAAGAAAGGAGGAATCAAATGAAAAAAAACTTTCAAATGACACCATTTTTATGAACAACTACATTATACCACGAAAGGAGAAAAATATGTCAAGTAAAATAAAAATGGCTATCACAATCGGTCACGATGAGACTGGTAAAGCGATTCGCAAATACTTCTACGGCAAGACTAAAAAAGAATGTAAAGAGAAAATAGATGCCTTCAAATTATCTCAACACCAACAACCAACGCCTGACTCAATGCCATTCAACACCTGGGCAGACAAATGGCTTCATCTATACAAAGAAGATGAAGTCTCAGAATCCGCATATTATGGATATGCACTATGCGTTGACCATTTGAATGACCGCTTCGGACAAATGCCAATCCACGCAATAACGCCAGCACAAGTCCAGCACTTCTTTAAGTCAAAGAAAGACTTGTCGCAATCGATGATAGATAAATTGCGTATCACATTGTCATCCATATTTGAAACTGCCATCGACAATGGATACGCTGACCGCAATCCTGTGAAAAACATCACTCGACCAAAGGGCAAGGCTCCTGATCAGAAAAATGTCTACTCACTCGATGAGTTTTATCGAGTCAAAGAGTTTTCATCGAGTCTACCGGATGGACTGGGAGTATTTATCATTCTATCCACAGGCATTCGCCGGGGAGAACTCATGGGATTAAAAGGCAGTGATTTCGACTTCAAGAATAACCGCCTGACAGTCCAAAGGACAATAACCGACTCGAATGGCCGCGTAAATGTCAAAAATACACTTAAAAACGGAGACAATAAGAGAATAATACCTCTTGATCCGGATGATGCTGCATATCTCAAAATGAACATTCTCTTTCTAAAAGATGACTTCATCTTCAAAACTATCCATGGTGGCATCTTATCCCCTCGACAATGGGCAAGGTACACTCTGAAACGCTTCTACGACCATCTTGAAAAAGCAATGCCTGAAATCAAGAGACTAAACCCGCACGAATTGAGACATACTTACGGCACTATGCTTTTTAAGTCAGGCAATGACCCGTATGTTGTCCAGAAAATCATGGGGCATAAATCCATGGCAATCACTATGGGCATATATGTCCATGATGATGTTTCGGATGTCGAATCGAGAATAAAATTCATAGAACCACAAAAAGAACCACAAAAATTAACGCAAATTACCGTAAATTAGAGTATGTGCATTTTTTGCAACAACTCAAAAAATAAAAAAAAGACCTGTAAACACAGGCCTTTCAATGTTTTTCAATGGTGACCCATCGGGGATTCGAACCCCGGACACCCTGATTAAAAGTCAGGTAAGAATACAGTAAAATAAATGCTATTCGCATGAAGTACCACTAAATTACCACACTTTATTTTAGAACCACAAATTAGTGGTTCTTTTTATTTTGTTAAAAAAGTTTTTCCTTTATCATCTGTCGTGAAATGATATTCTTTTGGCAATATCAATAATTTACCATCATCATCATAAACAACATGATAATCGTAAGGCACTGAAATAGATTCATCTTCTTTTGTTGATTTAATATCAATAAATGCAAAATAAATCAGAGTGGTTATGACCAGAACGATTAATCCAGCCATAACCATATCTGCTATTTTAATAATTTTCATCGTAATCGTTTCGACCAATCTGGCAGTGCATCCATCCACCGCCTGAGCCGTAGTAGTTGCCTGTTGTCAATCCGCATTGGTGAGCCAATTCACGATAATAGCGTTGGTCATCATCTGTCATGTGGTATGTGCCATTCTTATACACTTGCATATCAAATGCTTTACCTTCTTTGTGAAGAGATGTTGATGTTCCGCCTTCGTGCTGGTTCCAGTATTCGCATCTATAACCATCTGTTATAGTCATAGCCATACCGATTTTATCACGGAGAAGCTGTGCCTTTTGCTTCAACTCATCGCAAACATCATGACCGCAGCCGCACTGACACTTAAATTCATCCGGTACAAAGTTTGGCAGGTTATTTGGATCGTATTTCTTCCATTCTCCTGAATCGCCTTCAACCATTTCAACGCCCATTAATTTGCAGAAAGTATTTTCTCCAGCAATACCATCTACATCCAATCCATTATCACATTGAAAACAAGTTACGGCTGACCACAATCCGGCACCAAAGACACCAGGGGATTCAACACCATTCGGGTCGTATCCACGAAGCAACAAACAGATTTCTAAAGCTGTGGCTAATGCTTGTGTTTCGCCTTTTTCGACATAATGTCCTCTTAAGGCATCACTTGAAGCGACACCCCATACACCATCTAACTCTAGTCCAGCGTTGTAATCTTTATTGCAAGCCTGTTGAACGCATCTAATCGCTAATGATTGAGTATCAGGACCCCAAACGCCATCTTTTTCGACAGAATATCCTGTGAAGTTTTCGCCGTGGATTTGACCTTGTTTAATCAATTCGTTCATGTTGTTTCCTCTTATTTCGCTGGTTCTTCATACTGCAATGCTCTTTCGCTGTCAGAAACACCTGAAGTTGTAGGGTCAACTACGATGCCCAACATTGCAAGTGCGTTGACTACGAGCGTAACGATCTGAACGACACTATCCTGAGAGATAGATGGTACGATGTTGAATATGCCTAAAATGTTATAGACGAATGCTACAACAGTAACCAATAATGTTAATAATGTTGTTTTGTTCTTGAATCGTAATTTCCAGTTCATCATTTTACCTCCAAATTTGAATACCATTCTTCGTAATTCTTGAACTTACTGTCAATATCTGAGTTGCCACCGTTCTTTTTATAGATGTCATACTCGTATAGAATCCTTGCGTGATTATCCGGTAGTTTACCCATCAATTCGACTGATATCTCATCTTCAAGTATCATTTGAAGAATACTCTGTTTAGCAGCATACATTTTTCTGTCTTTACTGCCTTTGCGAATTTCTCCGTTATTGATCAATGCAACCACAACCCCTGTGATGCTCGATATTAATGCTATTATTATTGCTTGTTGCATTTTTACCTCGTATTAGCTTTTTAATAAGCTGAATTATTTTTCTGTGTTGAAATAAATCATAAGTATTCCATTCTTCAATTAGCTTCATTTCATATTCACTCATGATATACCTCGCAAACCTAGCAGAACCTCGCAAGCGAATTGCAAGGTTCATTTGGTCACTAAAGTCTGATTTAGTTGACTAACTGTTTTCTAAAACATCTTGCGTTTCTAATTGCTCTATTCGTAAATTTTCGCATTCTTCACAATCAGGAGATTTCCCGAAATATTTAGAACCATCACAAGTACAAACATAAATATCAATACCATTTGTGTCGGTTAATAGTATTTTCTTAAATTTACAATCCATAACACACCTCACGAATTAAAAGAATTTGCTTCGATAGTTTTTAATGTTGTATCTAAGCAATACCATGCTGTACCTTCATATTTCCCTGTCACGAAGTTTTTGCCTTTCAATACAACTTTATCACTAAATACATCTATCTCATAACCTTGAGATTCCGCAGGCACAACAACCCTACTTCCGCTTGTAATATCAATCGGTATTGCAAGTGATGGAATATGTACTGAATATATCCCAAGATGAGTGTCAATTATGCAATTAGGAACATCATTGTTTTGTGTAAATGTTTGAGATGAATACAAAATATGAGAATGACCATGGAAAAAAATCGTATTCTTGTAATGTTGCAAAAGTGAAATAAAAGTTGCACCTTCAGCATTTCCTAAAATGTTAAAAGGATAAATACTTGTTGGGTCTCCTGCATATCCGTTTATTTGACCATGACAGAATAGAAAGCATCTTTTATTTCTGTTAGTTTCTAAAATACTCTGCAACCATTGTATTGATTCGCTTGTGAATACATAGCTTGAAGATGCCATTCCACACATTATGAATACATCATCGCCTTGAGTAAATGAGTACCAAATATTATGACCTGTGTATGTTTGCATAATTTCATTAGTTGGTGTAGGACTACCCCACCATTCGTGATTTCCACACATCCCATATACAGGCATGGAACCTTTATTAGCATCAGTTATTTCCTTCCATTTTGCAAGGTCTCCATTTGTCATTCCATAGCAAGTTAAATCACCGCAAATTACTGTAAAATCACAAGTATTTCTAAAATACTGTAATGCCCTCGCATAGTCTGTGTTTGCCGTTGTATCACCACTATAAGATGATACAGCATAACAATGAACATCACTTATTGCCCCAAATTTATATAGTGGGTTGCCTGATTGTGCAATCATTTGTGGCGGAAGATGCAACTCGTATTGAGTCGCACCATTCCTGTTAAATTTCAATGTTGTTTTGCCATATGGAGCAACATTTTCTTTAATCAATGATTTAAATGTTCCACTCATTGATTGTTCACCTCGCCTAATGAGGAAGTTCCATTATCTCCATAATCAAGCTCGTAACTTCCAATGGTTAGAATATTATCTAAGTTAATACTTGTAACATCTAAGTAGTCAAGGACTTTTTGTGCGATTGTTTCTTTATCATTTGTAGTTAGTGAATAGTTTGAATATACAACTCCTGTATCATTCCAGCTAGAACTTGGCATACTATTTTCCAAGTAAGTCATATTTTGACAAGTACGTTGATTATTTGCTCCATATATACGAATGACCATTTTATCAACGCCAGTTGGAATTGTAAATGCACATTTAAATGAATTATAATTTTCGGGACTTGGAGAGTAGCTTATTACTGAACTAACCACATTATTAGTATAATATAAGATTTTTAACATCCATCCAAGTGTATTAAATCCGTATAAATTATAATTTTCGTTTTCTGAAACATCGATAAGTTTAGATATACAATATTCAGCATCAGATACTGGATTATATGAAGACCCGATAGTATAAGAAGTTTTATAACCAATTAATATATCTGTTCCATTGATTATTTTTCCAAGAGAAATAACTTCATCATAATTATTTTCCGCTGGATACGGTCTAGAGATACGTACACGACAATATAATGCATCCGCTCGATATGGAATCCGTATTTTTGTATTTTGTAAAAAAGATATATCATCAGTATTTGCTGAAGTAAATGGTAAATTTTCAGTTACTATATTATTTGAATTAAAATATACAATATAAGCTGTTATCGTAGTTTCACCATTGACAAACACAATATCTTGTTTAAATTCAATTAAATAATCACTACGGTTAGTGCTATCAAAATATAATCTATCAGTTGTAGAATAACCAGCAGATTCAACCCATCCTTCTTCTTGACCTACCGTGTAATTACATTTATACGCATTCCAATGTAAATACTTTTTTTGACGTTCTGCACAAGCCCACAAATGTCCATTACTACCAACATACACCTTACTCGTATCTGTCATTTCAGCAGTTGTCGCCGCATAAGGTGGTGGGGTTGCCGCAAGACTTGCAAGCCATTGTGCTTCCGTTAGTGTTCCACCATGAGAAACATAAATTTCATAAGCTGACTGTCCATCGTCTCCGTCTTGACCGTTTGTTCCATTTTGACCAGTATCCCCTTTAGGAATCCCAAATGCCATTACATTTGTACTTGAATTATATGATACAGTTGGACTTGCACCTGCCGCCAATCCTGTGGCTGTGGCGGTCATATTCTTATCAATCTTGTCAGCTAAATCCTCATTTAGTTGACTAATATCACTCTCATGCTCATTGATAGCACCTACTACTGATTTTGATGTTGTTGATAAAGTGTTGTCTGATTTTGGCTGTAATGTAGCATCAATAACATCCTGTGCAGAGCTTGTACGATATGCACTTAATGATTGGTGGCTTGTGAGAAAACCACTATCATTTGTCAACTGACTTGTTTTACTCGGTATTGTTGGGAAATTGCTAATATCCGAAACGGTATGAGTATGAGCCGATGGAGCGAAAGTTTGTGGCTTATTCAGAATAGCAGTCCAATCTACGCTCGTTAAGAATCCTTGCTGATTTACCCATGTTTGAGTTGCATATCCACTCAAAGATTGATGTTGAGTTAAATACCCCTGGCCGCCTACCCATGTTTTGGTAGCCATATCACTAATGGCAGATGGCTGAACTGCTGTCGAACCTGCCGAAGCACCTGAACGGATAGAAGATAAGTCGCTGATTACATCTTGCTTCGTGCTGTCATGGTGACCAGATATAGCTGAATCCGTTTGTGATTTTGTGTAATAATTCGACAAATCAATAGAAGTGCTACCAATCTGCTCCCATGTATACAGTGGAGATGCACTTGAACCGTTATCCAAAGTAATGAACTCATCCTTGATATTACTCTGTGCACTTTGGCTTGATGGCACAAGATATATCTTATTCATCGTACTGGATGAAGCTGTCGGGAGTTCTGATACCAATTCATAAGTGAATTGTTTTACCGCACCAATAAGCGAATTGACTTCTTCTTTTGAATAAGTGCCTGTCTTGAGATAATAGTTAGTTAAATCATTTACTGTATTAGTTATGAATCCACTATCATTAGTTAAATCAGTTGTTTTAGTCGGTATATCACTCGTTTCAGCTTTCGCATCCCATTCTGCTTTCTTTGATGCAGTTACATGAATATTACCATCACTTGTGTGCGTTGTTAAATCACTTGCACTTGCTTTTGCGTTGTCAATAACATCTTGTGCAGATGCTGTTCTATACGCTGAAAGACTTTGATGCTCTGTGATATATTTCCCGTCAGATTCTTCCTTTGTGTAGTACAGGCTATTGTGGTTATGAGTTGACGGAGGAAAAGTCGATGGCTTATTCAGTATTTCTGTCCAATCAATGCTCGTTAAATACTGGCTATGAGTATGAGTAGGACTGCTCCCTAAATCATCTGTGAATGATGATAATGCACTAGGAAAATCAGTAATCTGTCCCTTCGTGTGAGTGTGTACAGACGGTGGGAATGTTTCAGGCTTTCCGGTAATATCAGTCCACGCTACAGACATACTCCCGACAACACCCATTCCCATTACGACTGACATACTTCCGTCAATCTGTGGGAATGAAACATCAATAGCCATTGAAGGTTCTACCGCTGTTGCTGTTCCTGAAAACACTGTATCGTTCAAAACATCCTGTACAGGCAAAATCATCATTGATGAAGGTACAACATGCCCGTTATTAAATCTGATCATAAACTGCATGCAGCAATATTGGTCACCAGCTAACGCTTTTGTTTCTGTTTGCGTTAATAGGATGTAAATAATATTCGTACCACTAGTTGAAAAATCATCTAAATCCTTTGACAACTTGCTTACACCGTTTTGCTTGATGTCAAAATGCAAATCATCAATATCAGTTACGGCAAAAGGAAATTTAAATGCAAGCGTTGGTGTACTTGCTCTCCACATATCCATTATTCCACCTCATCCGATGCGATGATATAATCATATTCTTCCTGAGTGATTTTACCTGCTTCTAACAGCTTATCAATATCCGCAAGGCTGATTTTGCCTGAGTTGTAATATCGCTTTAATTTTTCAATTCGTGCACTCATTCTTCATCCTCCAAAACTGTATCTGTCATCATAGCTGTGAATAATACCTGTGCATCCAATTTTTCAATATCAATCGGTTCAGGCTGTGGTTCAGGGTCAGGCAATGGGTCATACACATATTGAGAATTGACATATAGCCAATTCGTAATATCTTTTTCCTTATCTGTCGCTCCAGTAGGTAGCGTTTCAACTAAAATCAAGCTTTCAGATGCAAATTCAGGTGATGTTGCCCATGCTATTCTGTTATTACTTTCTAGTTTAATTGCATACATTTAATTAGCCCCCTTGATACCATATACTTCCCATGGGATTTGTGCTTGATTACTGCTCGAAGCTGCACCTAATGAAGTTGTTCCTTGATATTGACCATTTCCAAAAGAAATAGCACTCGTACTTACAGTAACTTGCCTCGAATCGACTTCAGGCGGTAGATTACTATTGCCAATAATCCTTGTATTTGAAGCGACAGTAGTTATTCCTTTTTTAATGAAATATGCATTGAAAATATCTACCTGATTTACTTGTTTGAAAACAATCAATACAGCATCATAATCAGATAATGGATGCGTTAAATCTGAAGAACTGATAGAAGATGTACCCCAACTTGATGTTGACGATCTATTAGTCCATATCAAATCCATTTGAACTGCACTACTAATCTGTGATAGTGTTGACTGAACATATGAAGATAAATCTGTGCTTGGGATACCACCTGAAGGAAATGTATATTTACCATTCCATGATGCTTTTTCAGTCGAATTAACATGTACAGTAGTGTTTCCTGTATGAGTATTCAATGCTGAAGATGTTGCATAACTCTGTTCCAAATCTGAATCTGGGATTCCACTTGCTGGCTTGTGATAAGCCGTATCAATCGGTATGTCGCTTAACATCAATTCAACAGATGTTGAAGAACCTGTTAATGTCAATTTAAAGACTGGACAATAATCCTGTGTTGCGTTCTCATCCCTTAAATCGCCTGAAGGCACTGAAGGCACTGTTGGCGTTCCTGAAGTTGCAGTTCCACGAATAACATACCATTCAGCATTTTCAATGCCTGTTGCGTTATTTCTTGTGTACTTAACGCATACAAGGTCGATTCTGTTCATTCCTGATGAGCCAGCTTGAAAACTTACTGTATCCCCACTATTCGCTGTCTCATATACGCACCCTCTGTGGATGATCATTCCTTTTCCTACAGATAATGTCGTACCGCTAACAGATGCTTCAAGTCCTGTACCAACAGATGATACATAGCTATTTCCGCCACCTGCTAACGATTCGACCATCTTACGAAAGTCATCCGAAGTGATGTGTGCTTGTGATTTTTTACCTGTTACGAGATTCAATTAATCATCTCCTTCCAAAGTGTATTTTTTAGTTATGGAGTCACCAGATATGGTCACTACGATATTCTCTAATGGCTTTGAGATGTATGTACCTGTCACCTGGTCGCGACCACCAACGATATCACCAATGGCAATATCGATATTCAGCGTTTCGACATCCATATCAAAAGATTGACGGTTCATTATCTCTTTTAGATGCTCGATAGACTGTTCTCTTAATTCATCCGTTTCAGTGCTTGTGTTGTCATAGAAACTCATGATTTCATCGTCACCGAAATAGTATTGAAAATCACCTATAGAACCGTCTGATTGGACATACAGATGCAGGATATTTCTTTCTTGAAGCTCACCTTTTCCGCCAACAACTAAATGATTAACGCCGTTTTTAATATCAGTAACATTGAAATTCAATCTGTTGTCTTGTGATAACTCCATTTCGTTTGAATAATCATGTACTGGCAACGCTTCAATCTCACAATAACCAACTCCATTTGGTGACCCTTGATTGTAATTAATCTCTAGCCTGTAACCCTCTGAAGCAAGCATTTTGTCGATTCCTTCTAAAAGAGTGCAGAAACGATCGAATTGGTAATTATTAACCGTTACGCCTGTGCTTTCTGTGGATACGGAGAAAATATCAACGAAGTTTTCATCAAATAAATCTGATAGAATACTGTTTAATTCACCTGATACAGTGTAATAGTCCTCACCTTCAGGCGGGATGATGACCTTGTTGTTAATCATGCCTCGCCATGTATAACCGCCAAAAGTAACGGTATTGCTTGAAGTGTCAACTGACTTTCTCCCAACAATACCTCCTATCTCCGTATTTGGCACGAATATCCTGCATCCATTCGTTATATCGATAAAATTTTCTGACAAGCTAACAGATAACTCAAAATCCCTGTCTCCACCGTTCAATTCACAATCAAAGAAAACATTGTCAAGCTTTCTTACCTGATAGCCTTCATTATTAGTCAATATCAAGTCCATTTTGGCTCACTCCTAGTGTCATAGACTGTGATACCGAATTTAAATCCGCCATTCCATTTTATAGTAAGTTGTCCGTCAGGTATCTTCTTAAATACAGATGGTGTAAACTGCCTTGAATTGAATATGTTTTCAGGAGTGCCATCACTTAAATACCTGATAACCTCATGTGTAGCAGATTTAATATCGACCTGTTGATTTGGCTGTATCGTTGTGAAAACCTTGTACTCATATCCATTGATCGTGATTGATGGGTTCAACACATTACCGCTAGCATTACCTAAAAATGAAATTACAAAATCACTAGGTATCGTTATTCCAGTATTCCATACAACCTCATTGACTGACACAAGCCCAAGATTGAACGGGAAATTGAACGGAAAATTAAGACCATCCGATGCGGATTGACCTGGATTCTCAAATGCTCTGCCGACTTCTTTTATCCATGTAGAATCTATGAAATAAATCGATATTTCTTTCTTCGCGCCGACTCTGCCGACATTTAGCCTTTTATTCTTTGAAGAGATGATATAACAACTCGAATATGTACCATCATCTAACACAATCTTCCCAGGAGATTTCATAGCAACATCTGGATCAACTATTTCATAAAAATTATTCATCAATTCATTAAATTCGCTTGATGTATTTCCTTTTATGTAAAGATGTGCGTTTCTTTTTGATGATTTTCTTTTTATATCACTTATCTTGTCGTTTGTTTCTTCAACAGTCCAGTCATAATCAAATAAAGCCTCATCTTCAATCCAGTATGGGTTGCCATTTAAAGGCAGTTCAACTCCGATTGAATTTACATATTTCAAATTCATCATACTGTCACTACCTTTCTGATGACTCTGCCAAACTGCCTTGAATCACACTTAATCCCCATGCCATCAATCGCTTCGGCCATCGCTTCACCAATAACATCTGCAGATTCTCTAATGCCTTGTTTAACTGCATAAGCTATTTCTGATGCGTTTGAATTTGAATTTGTGTAATCTTTTAATTTATTGATTGGGATAACAGCTTCTGGGCCTGCTTCACCAACGCCAATGATTGATGGTTTGTTGAAAATACCGCCTTTTGCATACCATTCAATGCCTAATGACGGGATGGACCCTTCGAGTAAGTCACCAATCGACCATCCAGACGGTGATATGCTGAAGTGTGGTAGCGGGATATGTGGCCATGAAACAGTGAAATTAAAGAACCCTTTGATAGTATCAATGATGTTTTTCACGAAGTTTTTAGCCGTTTCCATCGGATTTTCGATGGCTGATTTTATCCCGTTCCAAACGGATTCTGTTACGCCTTTGATTGTATTCCATGCAGATTCGATAACGCTTTTAACTGTATCTATTGCTGTTTGAACTGCACTTTTAATCGCATCCCATACTGTTGTTATGATTGTCTTGCAAGATTCCCAAGCTGTTGAGAAAGTCTGTTTTATTGATTCAAATTTTGAAACAATGTTTTGCCAGATTCCTTCTAACCATTGACTTATAGAGTCTTTCATTCCTTGCCATGCTGCTTGTAGATCAGATGCAACGCCTTGCCATATACCATTTGCAAGATTTGTAATCCAATCCCAACCTTGTTGAAGCAACTCTCCACCTATTAATGCAATCGATGAAATAACAGCGCCTCCAAGAGATGCAATTCCAAGAATTAAATCAGGTATAGCATTGATAATACCTAATACTAATTGCTTAACAAGTTCTGCGCCACTTTCAGCGAATTGTGGATCTTGTGTCATTTCTATGAATTTTGTTCCAATACCAGCAAGTGCTCCAGCAACAGCCTCAGGAAGCTGTAATAATATTGTTCCAACCATTGGTATCAAATTGCTTAAAAATGTTGCTACTGAATCCGACATATTGTTTACTGATTCTTGAATTGATGTTACGCCTTCACCACTCAGCGCACCCAAGAAGTCTTTAAATGATGCTTTCATCATATTGAAAGATCCCGTTAGCGTTTCGGATGCCTCTTGAGCTGTCGTCCCTGTTATTCCCAATTCTGTCTGAATGACATGAATCGCTGAATACACATCTGACAAATTATTAATATCATACTTAATACCTGTCAGCTTTTCGGCATCGGCAAGAAGCCTTTCCATTTCTGTTTTTGTTCCACCGTAGCCAAGTTTTAAGTTGTCCAACCATTATATCACCCCCGTTTTCACGGTATTTAAAAAGGAACCATCTTTCGACAGTTCCTAAGGGATTAGACTATATCTTCAACTTTCTGAAATTTCCAACCTTTTTTGTCGTGTGCGTTTGGGTTGGTTCTATTTTTAGGAGAATGTTTTAAATATACTTTGTTGTAAATTATTTCTGAATCGCTACATCCAAAATATTCTGCAACTTTTTGCCTTGATTCAAAGTATATTGTTCTTCCATCTTCATGTGTAGCCAATACTGCTCGTTGTTTGTTTTTAATACGAGATTTATAACCGAATGCAGTACAATTTTCTGAAGGTGTAACCCATCTCAAATTGCTCGCATCATTATTTGACCTATTCCCATCTATATGGTCAACCCAACATTTTTCTGAGTCAGGTTTATCAATAAATGCTTCAGCAACGAGCCTGTGAATGTGTTTTGATATTGTTATTCTGCAATATCCATTATTTTTACTTAATACCATTATTTGCCCAGTGCTATCTTTTTTTACTCTTCCTTTGTTACTTATAGAATAGCCTGGCAATGAATTGATTGGTTTCCACATTTCCATGAAATTACAACTCCTTTCGAAAGTTGGTGGGCACTTCCAATGTCGTACCAATAGACATTGTACTCGGTGACGAACCGATAGTCGTTTGACCTTCCTAGTTTATATTATACCATAATTTTATATGCTATGCAATATAAATTAGGCTTGGCACAGGATTACCATGCGATTTTTATCGTTTAGGCTTCCCCTGTTAGCAATGACTTCTAATTTGTCATTTCCTACAAAATTTAGTCATCACACCTCTGGTAGAGTTCACCCACGCTCACTGCATAATCACTTATGCAGCGGACATTAGATTGTTTATCGTGTAATTTTGTTTGGCGAATCCCTGATATGCGTTTTGAATGGATGCCATATCAGTACCCATCTTATTAGCATTATCAGACATATCAATAATTGCCATATTTGCTATCTTTGCAGCCTCTTCAGTATTTCCGCCTAATGAACTGACGAGAGATGCTGCGAAAGATGTTGCCGTCTCCATGTATTCATTTGCTGAAAGCCCTGCTGATTGAAAAGCCTCTGAAGCATATCCCTTCATCGTATCGGCTGAATCTTTAAATAGCGTTTCGATACCTCCCAACGATTGTTGAAGGTTTCCACCTTCAGTCAATGCCATTGAGAATACTTTTCCAATACCTGCAGCAACGATAGCCGTTTTAGCAAATGAAGCAATCGTTGACCCAACAGATGATCCTGCGGATTGTGCTTCACCACTTAATTCTTTCTCTATAGAACCTTTAATCCCTTTGGCAGATGGTATGATCTGGACATAAGCATTTCCAAGTGTTGTTCCTGCCATTTAATCCACCGCCTTTTCTAATATTTGTTTTCTTGCTTGTTCGAACGCTTCAGACGAATCGAAAACAACAAAATCATTTTCATCATTTTCTTTATCTTCTTTTATCCCAAACAGCATGTTTGTTATCAATACTGGCTTTTCTTCTTTTTTCGACCAGTACGCACATGTTAATTGGTCAGATATCCTTGCCAATAGAAGCGTTTCTCTGCTTGCCGGTACACCGGCAATTTTCATTTTGATTCGTGATTCATCCCTCAGACCGAAAGCCAATGTCGCAATAAGTTTTAAAGGCTTACTGCGATAATCGAGGATGCCATAAGTCTCTGCAAGGTCGCAAATCAAGGCATCCTCATCTGTGTTAATCATTTCGCTGAGGACAAGTAGTTTTTTACTTCTTTGTTTGATAAAATTTCTTCAATTGATGCTATGACAAGATTCGATTTAACTCTTCCATTGACTCTGCAAGATTCTTTTAATTCTTTAAATTCGCCACCGAGCATGAATTTACCAGCATCGACAATATATGAAGCATCTTCCCTGCATTTTAACAATAACTCCATTAATTCAAAATCGTTTAAAACATCATCATCAATATGATATTCAAACCCGTTTTCTAATTTGCCCTCTAACATAGATTACCTCTTATTTAATGTATTCGTAATGAGTATTTCCGTCAGAATCTGGGTATGCAGTCAAAGTCACTTCGTAACCAACAGCTTCAGAGTCTTTATATACGATTTCTGCGATTTCAGAAACCTGACCATCAGGCACGACAATTCTCTTTGCCTTGTTGCCACCAACAACCATATCGAATACCCAGCAAGCATGATCCAAATCACCTGAATTGACTTCTACGGACATTTCGTTTGTTGTGCCGTCTGTTGCTACATTGCTACAACCATATACGGCTTTTAGAACATCTATATTCAGTCCTTCAATCAATTTGAAAGTGAATGTATCAGAGAATCCTGTTGTAGGTTTCCCTACCAAATCACCGCCCCACGCTTTTATATCTGCTGTTTCTCTCGCACTTGAATTTTTTAATCCATCTTCACTAACATAACCGCATTCAGTATATCCAGTTAATGATGCTGTCGTAGATGTTGGTGGTGTAACCGTTCCTGTTTTATAGAAAACAGCACCAGTTACTTTAGGTTTTCCAACCGTTACATTTGCTACTGTATTTGCCATAATATATCACCCTTTCGTTTTAGTTATGCACAATATCATATACACATTGATATCGATATTTCTTCTTTTCAGTGTCTGTGAAATTGTAATCTGAATTTAATTTACACTTGCAGATGGATGCTTGCGAAATCGCTGAATCCATTGCAGTTTTGACCGTTTCGTTTAAACTTGCCGCCTCATACAAAGAAACAGCCACCGACTGAATAACAATGGTGGCTGTGTGAATGTAATCTGATACGCTTGAGCCTGTCTTTTCGACCAAACAATACTTTTGAGGCGGATTAGCTGGTGTTTCCATGTAAATAGGAACATTTGTTAATTGTGTTTTGAGATAATCTAATATCGTTTGTTCAATCATTTGCTACTCCACATCGCTTTTAGAAGCGTATTATTTTTTAAATTGTCTTTTCGAGATTTGTCAGTCGTTGTTGATACAGCAATTACACGAGTAGGCATGTTTTTAGCTTCATAACCATCTCCTGCCCTATTCGCTATTGCTTTACCGTATCCAAGTAGCACTTCTCTCATTTCAGATGAGTGGAGAAGAGACCTAACTCCTTGATAATTAAGATCGAATTTAAAGTTACTACTCATAGCGTTCAACCATAACTTTTGTATTCCAATCCATAGGGACCATTGACTCAATCGCTTTTATAGGTAATCCATAAGTCATGAATGTTTCACCGAAAAAAGATACTTTTCTGTCTCTCCATTCGTGAGTATCACCTTTAGGTATACCTAATACATAAGCACAATGTTTGCCATATAAAGACATTTCATTGACTATATCTTCAGATGACGGCTGACCAACTAATACATTACTTACAGTTTCAGCCGTTTCTGTATAAACAGGCATCCCGAATGCATCAAAAATAAGATTCCCTTGCTGGTCCCTTTGTTGTGTCTTTTCGTAGAGTGTTATATCAATCCCTTTGATTATTGACATAAATCAATCACTCCAATCTTTTGCCGTCTCAACCCAAGCCTTGCTAATTCTGCCTTTTTAATAAAAAGACCGCCTCCGGGAGACAGAAATGTCCCGGAAACGGTATAACCTAATGCAGATTCTGAGAATTGGCTCATTGGCTCTTTGTCTGTACTTGTCATTAATGTACGAGCGACAACATCACATGTTACTGATTTTGCAACATCTGAGAGATAGGCATCCTTTGAGATCATGTCGTCAAGATTCTTGCCAACTTTTACTGCTTCCTCTCTCAGACAATTGCATACTATTGGTATCAATGCCTCTGCACGCTTCATTTCAGCATTGGTCATCTCACGCCATAGCAACATCATCTCATTAGTCGTTACAAAATCATTCATATATCACCTATCAGGATTTTGCTGTTACAGTTGCATCACCGGATTTGAGTGCTTTACAATCAGCTGATGCTTCAACTACTGTGCAATGTTTTCCTGTTGCTGCAGTTATGTCAGAAGAACCATCCCATGACTCCCACGCAGAAACATCCATACCAACAGTTACGGTTGTTGCATTTGTGTCGACTTTGTATTTGTATACATTGTAGTCATTTTCTTTTGATTCAGTTACAGAAATTTTGGTGTCTCCTGTTTCAGTTCCAGCAGAAGAAGATACAGTTAAAGAACCTAATGCTTTTGTTTTAACCAAAACTGTACCAGCCTGAGATACCATAGAGCCGCTGACTAAACGACCTTGAACTGCGGATGAACCGATGTGCGCACCATCTGCAAGGTCTTTAACAGCGACAGGTACCATCCACTCCTGTACATAATGGCAGTATACACGGTTACCTAAAATAAATTCTGCACCTGCTGGCAGATTGCAAGATTCAAATACAGGAACGCCTGCGATTCGACCAACAAAGCCATTACCCCATTTTTCGAGATCGCCTGTTGTTGCTTTCTGGAAATCATCTGATTTCAGGAATAAACCATAAGTGATATTATCGACAGCCAGCCACATTTCAGACTGTCTAACTTTCAATGATTTTACAGCCTGAATTGCATCGACGATTTTGTCATATACAGTGCTTGTGGTTAAAGCAGTAGTGTTGCCAATGATTGTGCCTGAAGTTTTGCACAATGCTGCCAATGCGACATCGATATCATTTGCTAAAGTATAGCCTGCTGAGTCGATTCGTTCTGCAACTAAACCATCTGGAGTTGCTGCTGCCAAATAACCATCAACCAATTCGTTGACATAACGGTCTTTGTTGATGTTCAATGTTCTGAAATTTGTTTCCGGAGCGGATAATGAACCGCCACTTGTTGTGTTGTAATCGCCAATAGTTGCTTCAGCACGATATGGAACTTTAACAGCGCCAGCTGTAGGTGTACCTTCGTATCTACGATTGAATAATCCTGCAAAAATAGATTCTGCACGCAGTTTTTCTTCTACAAGTTTTGAATAACGATCTTGTCTTTCGTTTGCCATAATTTTTATCTCCTAATCACTTAATTTAATATTTGGATTTAGATCCATGAAATGTTTTGTAACACCATCAACTACAGGTTTCTGCTCTGTATTTCTTAATGGTGAGAATTGCTTCCCAACATATTGTGACATTACTTGAGCATCTTTATAGATTTCATCATCTGTTGAACCGTTGATTCTATCACAAATATCAACCGGGACACCGTATTTAATTGCAGCATCCTTCTTCATAATATGAATGCTTAGATCTTTAATTTTGTCATCTTTTTCTGATATTGATTTATCTCTTTCTGCAATATCGTTTCCTAAATTATTTATCTTAGCATTCGCAGATTCTAATGAACCTGACAGGCTTTGAATCTGTTCTAACATAGGATTAATTTTCGCATCCATATCTTCCGGGGATATGTACCCTTTAAACGCTTCATATTGTTCTGGTGAAATATATCCTTCATACTCTTTTCTGACTGATTCTTTCGCCTTTCCGATGCGTTCTTTAATCATTTCGTCAAATTGTTCCTGTGTTTCGATTGGTTTAAAACTCATTATTAATTCTGCCTTTCCCCACTGTTTCCGCTGTGGTAGCGTAATTTTGTATTAAAAAAACACCATTGCTGGTGTCTTAATAATCGATTCTTTGTTTCTTCTTTTCTTTATGTTCAACGCACGCCCAATTAGCCAGTATAACCGACTCAAGCAACGAAACATCAACGCCTATTTTGATTGAACGATAACCCCATCCACCAGAGCTGATAACACGCTTTTCGCAATTAGAAGCGGATTGTTCAAGTGATGGCTGCCCGTTGTGGCATAATACACAATTTTCAAGACATTGTTCAAAAGTAGTGTGTGCTGATACGACCTGTGCAACTTTTGGCAATAAATATTTCCTGTATTTTGTATCTTTTAACTTTTCAGCCAAAAGATTTTGTCCACTTGCACCATCAATGACTACCTTTTCAGGATTCATTGCTGTTATCCATTCGACCAACCAATCCATGCCTGCACGAATAGGCTGACAGTCAATCACTTCAATAAAATTCTTTCCATCTGATGTTTTTACGCAAATACCAAGCGAAACATTATTGCCATCTTGCCCATATTTCACACCAGCGAAAATACCTCCTGTGAAATTTGGTGTTTTTTCTACTTTTGCATTAATCCATTCTTGTTTAGTGATTGCGGATTTCTGATTGTATTTGATCCATAACCCTAAACGCTGAATATTGAAATCAATGTCATCAGCCTTGTCCTCTGACCTGATTTTTCGTTCATTGAGCTGATAGCCCATTGCCGGATTCGTTTCATACCACAATTCGACATCATTGACATCGCTCTGGACATTTACTGACCATTCTGCCCAACCTGTATCTTCAGTTTTACCCTGAAGGCACTCATTTCTTAATTTCTCGAAAACAGTCCCGGATGAAACTGTTGTTGGTGGTGTCCCGCAGAGTAAAATCTGCGGATTAGCACTGTCAGAAACAACATATTGAAGTGTCGACTGTTGGTCATCTGTATATTCTTGAGCTTCATCGACTATTAGAAGGTCAAACCCTTCGCCTAAACCGCCTTTTGAAGTCCTGGTTCTAAAATCAACAGTACCGCCTGTTTCGATAAGCGTTATTCGCTCTAATCCAAACTGTTTTGAGTAAATATATGACTTTTCATATGTTTCGCCTTTTTTCATGCGAATGACTTCAGTATAACCAGCGTATTTTAGAAGATTTGCCAATCTAAGTGAAGCTGAGCTTGATGTCGCTGTTCGATGTGCAGTATGAAGGACTTTTTCGCCAACCATGAGAGCATATAACTCTCGAATCGTAATGATCTCGCCCTTACCATTTCGCCTGGGTACCGAATATCCGAATTTTGTGTGAGTGTACAGGCCCTCCTGATTAACCGATAGGATATCGTAAATGAGAGCGTCTTGCCAAGGCTGTGGCTCTCTGCCTGATTCTCTGTAAAATTTGGATGCTTCTGGCCCATGCGTTTCTTCATAAGAAAGAACCAAAGATTGTGTGGGGGTTTGGCGACCAAATCTCTTTTCGGTAGCCATGTAACCCTCCTAACCTATAAATGCATTACCTGCTCGTCTCATTTTCTCAAGTTTCCCATATTTATTTGTTTTGACTGAAACTTGACAATGACACGATTCATGCCTTTTCCAAACATCATGATGATTCAATGCGATTGTGTCGTACTCGTACGCTCCAGCAAGATTATTACACCATTTGCAACATCCTCCTGAAGATGTCCTTACGACATAAGTTTCTATGCCACTTTTATCTAAAAAGTCAGCACACGCATGAATAGTATCATCAACAACCGATTCGCTAAAGTTTTCAATAGGATCGCATATTATCCATCGAATATCTTCAAAATCATCTGCTTCAGACAATCTGTCAACAATCCCTTTGACTTTATCTTTGTTAAATTCGCTTTTAACACCTTTTATCCCAAATCCTGAATTCTTATTCAATATCGATTGAATGTTTGCTGTATTGCCAGATATTAGCTCATAATTCGTACCTAATGTATCACTTAATATCCTGTCTGCGATATTGTAATACATCTTTCCATCTGGCAACACTTCAGCACTCAAGTTATCATTCAGCGACTGCCTGAGAATCTTCCCGACTTCCTGAGCGAATCTGTATGAATCGTCATGCGTTGCAGTCCCATCTCTGACCCTTGCGAAATTCAGCTTGATTATTTCGCTTTTGTTGAAAGCGTCATCAAACTGTTTCTGTATTTTCGTTAGCAATTCTGGCACTATATCTGTCAATCGTTTCACCTCCGCTTGATGCTTCAATACCAGTCAAAACAGACACATTATTTTTATCAAAATATCCTGGGATTGATTGATTGATTTTAATGATCCCATCGCCCAATCCGGATAACATAGATGAATCCGGTGTGAATAATGGCTCCCATATTGGCTTCATTTCAGTGAATTTTGACCTTTCATATGTATAACCATCTCTCAAACAAGCAGAAAGATAAGCGACATTGACAAACGCTGAACTGAATTTTTTCTGACACTTCATGGCTGTCAGCATCATCTGATTGTGCGATGCTTTTATTGCTTCTGCACTCGCAGGATTACCAGTAGAAAATCCAATGTCCTCCAATGTCAGCCCGACCTCACCAGCAAACAGCGAAGCGAACATTTTCAGCTGTTCGATGTGTGGAGTCATGGATTGCTGTGTGAATTGTCCTATTTGTGGCTTGTTTCCATCTTCTGACTCTGTGATTGTCAAGACATAAGACATCGCAGCCTTCCATTTGTCGATTTCAACATCTTCAGCGATCCCATTGATATACTTCTGAGGAAATGAATAAAATTCTGCTGATATTTCACTGCGTTTAATCGTTCTAATCGCAGATGAACAATAATCCATGCATGCCCTGGATATTCTCGACCTACCAAAAGGTCTTTCAGAATCAGGTCTATTGATAACAGGCACAAGTAATGGATGTTTTATTTTATGATCATAAGTGGTTAAAATATTAAATTTCTCATCAAGCAATACTGACTGCTCTGGTATCAGATACAAATACTGCGTTGGCAATCCATAGTCATTCCTCTCCATAATCATAATTGCCTCTGTCAATAACCCAGTCTTTTGGTCAATATTGCCTGTAGCATCTTTCGCAACTACTGGCTGAAGTGTTACTCCATCATCTACACTTCCTCCAATGTAAATAAACGAGCATGAAGAAATCAACGCTTCAAGAATAACAGAGTCGAACAAAACATCTTTGTTGTTTTGATTGAATATTTCATTCACTCCATATTTTTCATTATCAAATCCTCTGAAGCTAAGTCTGTCCGCAAGTGAGTCCACTGCTTTAGTGCACCAGCCGATTGATGACTGAAGCCATTTCAAATTATCTGGAGTCGAGATTCCAAAATCAACTACATGATTTTTCATCTCGTAGTATTTATGTCTTTCTTCAACTCTCACTGTCTTTTGAGCCAGCTTATTCAATAGCTTATTTATTCTTTCATGCAGTTCTTGTTCTGTCATCTATTAACTCCTGAAAATATTTTTTATTATTCTCGGATTGCATACATGTGTCCGAGATATTTGTACAGTACGGCGGGGACTACTCGACAG